CCGATCGTAAAAGACGCCGGAATAGTTGTTGTAATACTCCTGCTTTTTCTCCGCGCTGAGTGACGGGTTATCCTCCAGCAGGAAATGAATGTGTTCCGCATTGTGCTTTTCCGGCTGTAAAATCCATTCTCGATAAAACCAGTGAAACGGCCCTTCCGGGTTACAGTTGAACCAGTATTTTGAACCTTCCACACTACACCGTGCCAATGCCTGGTTAAGAGCATACGTTATTAGGGAACGTCTTGCTAAAAAGCTCTCAAAACCTGTAAGTCGGCCTGTTTTCATTGCATATCAAGTCCCCGGTTGACCTGCCCGACAAAACGATAGAACACTTTTACATCCTGCTTGCGCTTTCCGTCAACAACGGTGCGTTCGCCGATTTCAATGTGGTCTATCAGTTCGTCGATGGTTTCCCGGTCAAGTTCCTGTAAGTTCAGATATTTGCGTATCGTCGCCGCCCAATTCTGAATATCGGCGGCATCCTGCTCGGATTTTTTAACTTCGGACAGAAGCGCGTCAAAGCGTTCGGCTTTGATAAGGCGCTCCTGTTCGTTTTTCGTTATTAGCACCGAAAAGGTGCTCTCGCTGATCGCGCCGCTAACCTTGTCCTCATAGAGCTTTGCGGTCATGCTCTCCAATTCCTGCAAGCGGCGGCGCAGTTTTCCGATTTCCTGATGGGTGTTCGCCATGCGCTGTTCATCAAACTGTGCCATCCGGCGCTTGAGTTTTTCCACCGCACCGGCTTCATCCAGAGTGACGGTCTCGGCGTCCGATTTAATTTCAGCCATTACGATCTGCGCCAGCGTCATTTCATAAATACGGTGCCAGGAACAAACGCTCCGGCCCGACTGGATATATCGCTCACAGCAGTAGGAAACATAGCGTTTTACAGTACCGTTTTTACGATGCTGTGTCTCCGTGCTTGCGCCAAGCGGACCTTTGCAGTCCGCGCAGACCAGCTTGCCGGAGAAAAGGCTTCGGGTCGGCTTTCGGTTATTCTCAACGCGGCGCTTTGCAGCCTGATTGATTTTTTGCACGGCCTCCCATTCTTCCGGGGTAACGATTGCTTTATGGGTTGCCTCGCACCGTATCCACTCGGATTCCGGCTTATAAATCATCGTGCCGTCCTTATAGGAACGGGAGCCGGTATAATTCATCAGCAGGTTTCCAAGGTAGACCTGGCTGTTCAGAAGGTTTTTTACGGCTGTGCAGGTCCAAATTTGAGAATACCGGCATTCGCCGGTTCCGTACAGGCTGTGCCAGTACCCGCGCGGGGAAAGGATGCCGTCCTGATTGAAAGCGGCGGCAATCTTGCCATAGGCCGCGCCGTCCCGCCGCATGGAAAAGGCTCTGCGAACCACGTCTGCGGCGTATTCGTCGATCACCAGCTTGTGTTTATCGTCCTCGCTTTTGCGATAGCCGTAAGGGGCGTAAGCGGAAAGGAACTGCCCGCTTTTCATTTTAGCGTACCGCACGGACTTGATTTTATTGCTTAAATCCTTCAAATGGTAGTCGTTCATCAAACTGCGGAAGTGGAGCATATCGGTATTGTCGCCCTCGGTGTCCAGACAGTCCAACACGGAGACGAAGCGGCACCCAAGGGCGGGAAACACAACGTCCGTGTACCGACCCACCTCTACAAAGTCGCGTCCCAGCCGGGACAGGTCTTTGACGAGGATTAGGTTGATAATGCCTTTTCTGGCGTCCTCCAGCATCTCCAGAAAACCGGGACGCTGAAAGTTGCCGCCGCTGTACCCGTCGTCGGCGTAGATTTTCACCTCCGTCCAGCCGTTCAGCATCACAAATTTGGAGAGGATTTCCCGTTGATTTTCGATGCTGGCGGATTCGTCGGCGGGGATGTAGCTTTTCGCTTTCGCGGAATTGGAGGCGTCGTCCACGCTCAGGCGGCAGTAGATGCCGACCTTATACAGCTTTTTCATAACGCTCCCTCTTTTCCTGCGTCAGCGCCTCGTCCACATTGCCAACGTAGCGGTAATGCACCTTGATGTCGCAGATGCGAAGGGCGCCCTGCTTTTGAGTTTCGCCCACCTCGATGCGGTCCACCAGTTCAAACAGGATGGTTTCATCCAGCTCCGTGATTTCCGTATAGCGCCGGATGATATCCGTCCAGCGATCCGCGTCCTGCCTGTTTCCACGCTGCGCCCGGACCTTTTGTTCCAGTTCCGGGAGAGCGGCGGCTTTTTCCGCGCGCTCGGATTCATATTTCTGCATCAGTGTCTGGAACACGGTCTGCGGAATGACGCCTTTGCATTTGTCCTCATAGAGATTCTGCATCAGCTTTTCCAGCTCCGAAACGCGGACGGTTGCCGTTTTCAGCTCTTGTTCATAAGAGGACAGGCGGCTGCGGGTTTCCTTGTCCTTCAGACGGGTGATCTGCGCCACAAGCCGGTCCCGGTCGTACTCCGCATACTGCGCTTTTTCCCGGATATCCGCCAATACGAGCTTACTCAGCACATCCTCATAAATCATGTGGATAGTGCAGGCGGTTTTCCCGCTGCGGCTGTAATTGCCGCAGATGAAGGAGTGGAATATCTGCGTATGGCCGTCGCTGTACTTGCGGGTTTCATTGTGGGACCGCATTTTGAAACCGCAGTCGGCGCAGTAGACAAGGCCGGTGAAAATACTTTTTCGGCCTGCGGCGGCGGGAGACTTCCGCACCTTCTTCTGGTCAATGCTGACAACCGTGTCCCACACATCGCGGGGAATGATTGCTTCGTGGGTCTTTTCCACCCGTATCCATTCATCCTCCGGCTTGGTTACAAGCTTGCGGGATTTATAGGAAAGCGTCCCGTGCTTGCCCTGTACCATATTTCCAATATAAACCTCATTTCGGAGAATAACCTGGACTGTGGTATCGGCCCACTGATGGTTGACATTACGCGGGTCGCTTTGCCCTTTGCGCCGATAGTACAGCACTCCGGGCGGCTGAACGCCTGCTTCATTAAGCACAACGGCGATGGCACGGAACCCCATGCCCTGGCAGCGCATGGCGAAAATCCGGCGCACAACCAGCGCGGTTTCCTCGTCGATCACAAGATGATGCTTATCCGCAGGGTCGCGCTTGTAGCCGTAGGCGGGATAGGTTCCCATGAATTTTCCGTCCTCCGCACACGCTTTTTTTACGGCCTTGACCTTCTTGCTGGTATCCCGGCTGTAAAACTCGTTAAATAAGTTCAAAAAACACATAACATCGGTGCTGCCGTTGGTGCTTTCCGTGTCGATGCCGTTGTTCAGCGCAATGAAGCGGCATCCAATGGAAGGAAACAGGTAATCCGTGTATTGCCCAAATTCAATGTAGTTTCTGCCGAAACGCGACAGGTCCTTGACTAAAATCACGTTAATGCGCTTTGCTTTGGCATCCTCAATCAATCGCTGGACACCGGGACGGTCGAAGTTTGTTCCGGAGTATCCGTCGTCGGTATATACATCGATTTCATTCCAGCCGCGCTCACGGACATACCGTTGGAGAAGCAGCTTTTGATTTTCAATGCTGGCGGATTCGCCGTCGCGCTCATCGTCGTTGGACAGTCGGCAGTAGATGCCCACGTTGTATGTTTTTTCGATCATCTATGTTTTACCTCCCGATCATCTCAGCATCATACCCCGTGCGGTTTTATGGCTCTCGGACATCATTAGGATAACGCGGGAGCTTTCGCCGCGCAAGGATGCGGCTGACCGAGAGGCTTTTATCGTTAAGAAGCAGAAGGGACGCGGGGCGGTGTAAGCTCTGTCATGGCGCGCCGAACGGCGAGCTGTTCCAACGTATGCCCCAAGTCCTTTTCACCGGAAAATACGCTGGTCACGCGATACAGCGTATTACCGATCTTGATCTCCTTATAGGAGGTATTTGCTTTTCCGCATGGTGTGGCTTGCTCCATAAAGAGACACCTCCATTCCAAACCATACCCATATAAAAATGACAGCCACGCCGATTTCAGGTTAAAGCAGCCATACGGCTGGCGCGTTTCGGCGCGGCTGTCCCTTTGTTTCGATTTGCTTTTTATGTTTACAGACATTCCGGACGAACAGGCGGCGTGCCTGTTACCATAGGAATTGCACCTCCCCCCATTCTGATGGCGGGCCGTTCTCATTGCCTGCGACGGTTTTATCACGCTCGGACTGTGACTGAACGGAAGTTTCATTACATACAGATGCTTGCCACAGAGCCGCCTGCGTTCGTTGGACGCTGCTCTGACTGCGGCGTTGGTGTTTTTCGCTCCCTCTCCGTTACGCTGATATCCAATCACCCTCTCCCGCGCAAGGAAAGATCATGGCGCACCCGCCGTCCGGCTCCCTGTATGCCGCTGCTTGCGGTATGTATCCGGCTTGTCTCTTGTTCAGTTTTCGAGGTTCAGAGAAGAATAAAAACATATCCCTCATAAACCTTTTCATTTTTGGGGCTGATTCGGGGGTCAGGCAAAGTGCTTTAAGTATTTTTCCATATTTCTCAGTCCAGATGTAATAGACTCGCGAACCGTACACTCATTAACGTGCTCTGTCTTGGCAATGACGCTTTTGCTCATCCCCAAGAAGTAGTGAGCATAGATACGTTTGGCCTGCTTGTCCGGCAGAGCGGCAATGGCGGCATGAAGCTGCTCGACCGTCACTTTGCGCTCATAGATTTCACAGGGGGACAGGGACACGAACAGAATGTCATGCTCGATGCCGTCGCCGCGATCCAGAGAGTAATACGCTTTATGGCGGTATCTCCGCAGATAGTAGGCGGCTTCGGCGTGTTCATAGGAATCCATAAGTGCCGCAACCTCGTCCGGTACCTCAATGATGCAGTCGGTGGTATAAAAATCGGGATAATAGTCCCGCAGATTGATCTTGACCATTTTCTTTTCCTCCGTTTCGATTTTTAGGCTTGGGCAAATCGAAACAGAGGATGGAGGGGAGCGGCAGAGGGGCTTTATATCACACCGCGTCGATATAACGTACCAGAAATATTTATCCAGAGAAAAGAAGATAAAAAACGTACCAAAGCAGAATATCCTCCGCATGGTACGTCGAAATTGATACAAATTACATACTATTATGTCATAGCTTGCATATGCAAGGTTAGAATTTATCCTTATGGAGCAATAACTTTTTTTAAGCGATTACCTTGGAAGGTTGCCCATAGAATATTCAGGCCATCTGCTAAACTGCCACCTTTCTATAAAAGTGGTATTTTGGTAGTAAAAACAACATCTGCCAAAGCTCCTTTCAGTTTGCTTTGGCAGGTGACTCATTTGATTTTGGATGCATTAATATAACCCGCCAAAGCAGTCTTTTTTTTCTTGCCTTGTCCGGCTGTTGTTTTTTGTGAAATATATTGCATGTAAATATGACGCACAACCACATTATGTAATCATCTTTTTTCTACTAAACTTAGATAAGAGGTGATACATAATGCACTATGACATGAAGCGAATGGGTACTATCATTCAAGGAGCCCGTATATCGCGCGGAATGACACAAACAGCGCTTGCTGACAAAATAGAAGTTTCTTTAAGAACCATCATTGCCATTGAAACTGGAAAACGAAATCCAACATTTGAGGTCCTTTATAAAATCATTCAAGAATTAAGTATTCCAGCTGATCTTATTTTTCGTCCCGAGGATGTAACTGGTACGCCAGAGCAGGAACAATTTATTCGGGAGTTCCGGGATGCTAACGAGCAAGAACAGCAAATTGCTATTGCATCAGCAAGAGGTATTTGGAAAGAACTCCGCCATGAAAACAAGGGATAGTATTTGAACTAACTTAACCACAAGTACAATCAACTTTATAGATCATGTACAAGGAGAGCCGATAACTGTGATTAATCTCACATGTTATCGGCTCTGCGTCTCAGCGGCTGGCTCTTTGATAACTGATATTTTCAGATGTCGTACATTTATTAGTGTCTCATGTTTGCACTTGGGACAAAATAGCGGAAAGTTTTTAAGGATTGTATCCTCACGGATTTTTAGACGTGTCTTGTTATTACAAACAGGGCATAATACCCATTTGATTTCCGTTGTAATATCACTCCTGTCATAGTTTTATCATTCATAATCAAAACATATCTTGACTCTATCCGGAGTAGCAGAGTCAAGATATGTTTTTTGCAACCAGACTATCATAGTACGCTTATTTACCTTAGACTCTTGGCTTTATGCCCCTGCCTTTCGGTCAGTTTGCCTTTTCTGATATTTAATTTTATGTGCTAAATTAAGAAATTTGGACCTGCATTTTTTGAAGATTGTGCTTGTTTGTTCAGCAAGCGTAATACTGACATCACAAGCAATATAGCAAAAGCATAGCATTGAGTTTTACTTTTTGCAAGGTAGAAAAGGTCAACAAAGTATTGCAGTTAAAGGCTTTTATGACAATTACTGCTCATACTACACAATGCAAAACTGAACAAATGAGTTTCAGTTTATTTGCCCTCAATTTTCTGTGTATTTTAATGATAACCGTATCAACTTTATACTATTGTATTACTGTTTATTTAAGGGATATTATCTGATGTTCTCAGATAATCCAGAATTGACTTTTAGGAATATGATATATAAAATATAAGTCAATCCATTAAAATCAATCTGGGGTCAATCTGGTTAATCTGAGGATTATATATAAAAATGACCTCAAGAAAATTGTCGGAAAAATAAGGAAAAAAGTTTATTTTACCTATGTACTTTCAGAAAATAATGTGGTATAATATATACAGGTCGGAAAAGACCAGTTAATTTAATATTTTGAATGCTTAGAGAAGCAAAGTTACCTTTAGACGAGGTTTAACTGGCTTCTCTTTTTTTGTTGCCCAAAATCAAATAGAAAACGAAAGGAACAAGGAAAATGGATAACAAAACAAATAAGCATGAATTTGCGTGTAATGCTGGTAAGGTTACCGAGTACGAAGTAAAGGAACATATTGACACTATCATGGTAGGCTTTCGTGGATTCTCAAAGGAAGTGTCGATTGTAAAATGGAATGACAAGAATCCTGTGTTTGATATTAGAGCATGGCGAGTATCTGACAGGGACGGATTGCAGTATCCTTTGCGTGGTATCACTTTCTCTAAGGAAGAATTTATCAAATTAAGGGAAATCTTGAACAGCATTGATGTGGATTGCATTGATGAATATATGTGAGCAAAGAATGTGAGGTATTGAATATGAACGGAGCAAGGAATGACGAAAGAAACTATTATGCAGAAAGCTACATTGCTTTAATTGAAGAAATTATCAAAGAAACCGCTTCACTGATTAAAGATATAAAGAAAGCAATGGGTGAGGTGTGAAAATGGGAACGAAGAAATTACAAGGTGCAGACGGAATGAATTTTCAACTGCAACTTGCAATAAAAGGCTTAGAGAGCATAAATCTTCCAGAGGAAAATCTTACGAATGAATCTGGAAATGACATTATGAAAATATCATGTTGGGGTGGCAAACTGTCTGCTTATGTGAATTTGCCTAATGCAATCAGGCCAAACAATGTGCAGCCATTTCAATTATCTGATTGTATCAAAATCGAATTGGTAAGAAACCAAGTCATTGAGCACATGAGGTCATATCTGCAAAAGCACTTAAAGGATAAGTATTCGGATGAATTTCTTTCAATGATGAGTGTCACAAAAATGGAGTGCAATCTAACGATAAAATGCGTGGGTAATTGCAAACCAAAAGATGTGATTAAGTTGTTTGAGAGGTCTTTTGCAAAGGTTACTGTGTATAAGGAAACCGACCCAAACGGAAAAACACACAGGAAACCAGAACGAGGAATCACAACAACTAAACCCCATGAATGGGTGTTAAAGGTGTATGACAAAACCTTTCAGCAAAGACAAGCAGGTAATCTTAAAGTTGAGTCAAATCTGATTCGTATGGAATTGGTATTCTTAGACAGAATGCTTGACCGTATGTATTCAACCAAGAAATCATTAGAGGATATTCTTACGAGAAAAGCAATCAAAACGCTGATTGACCAGTATCAAGTGACATTTGATGAAATATGCAAAAAGAATATTACTCCTATGCTGAATGCCTGTGTGCAAGAGATATTTGAAAGTTTAACTTGCTCTACTCCACGAAAGGAAGTAAGCGAAACTTTGATTAAGTGTAAGGAACTCATTGTAGATACCGAGGTATTACGCAAGGCATTAAAGAAGTGGTATGTATTTAAGAAACAGCCTGATAGTTCAAAACGCATTGTTTCATTTTATCGAGAGAAAAATATGGGTTTTCCAGAAGATGTGCTTAGAACGCTCAAACTCATGCACAACTCTTTAGGATAAAACAGGTCTGAAAAGTAACATTCGATGTTACCCTGTGACCCCAAACTTGAAAAACCGAAAATCTCATAAATTGAGCATAAACCACTATTCATTGGGGTGTAAAAGGTGTTTCACAAAGCATTTGAGCAAATTGCAAAAATCAAATCTTGTCCATAATTATATGGGACAGAGATACAAACAGATAACATTACATTAACAATAAGGGGGTGTTCACTAATGCAGGTAGAACGCATATCAGCAGACATTACATTGAAGCACAAACCAAGCACAGGCAAGCAAGCCTATAATATGCTGATTGAATCTCTCAAAGCAGAGATACAGGAAAAACAGGAGATTTTATCTCATCTCACACAGGACAAAGTAAAACAGAAATTCATAGAGAACTGGAATCCTACAACAAGGAGCGTGAACATCTATGATATGTAGGAAGGAGTGATTTTCTATGCCTTATGCTAAAGGACAAAGCGGTAACCCAAAGGGCAGACCTAAGCAAACCGCAGAGCAGAAATCACAAAAGGAGCAATTTCAAAGGTTGCTTAAATCTTCTACCGTTGAAGCTCTGCAAAGCATAATTCAGATTGCCAGTGACAGATACAACAAGGACCGATTCAATGCTTGTAAGTACATCATTGACAAGGCTTATGGTGCAAATACTGCTTTTCTTTTAGACGGTACAGAAGATACTGCTCCTACTGTGATTAGGATTGTTCCATACGGTAAAGAAAACGAGGACTGGGACGAAGACGACTGGGAAGATGAATGGAACAATGCCCCAGATGAAAATGAGGACGAATAACTATGGTTAAGATTACAAACGGAACAGTTACCACAGAGGTAACGCAAGGTGCGTATGACCTATTTTACAAAGAGCAAGGATTTGTGATTGTGTCAGACGAAAATGAAAAATGGGAGGAAGAAGAAAATGGCTAAAATCAATACTGTTGCAAACAACGGACTGACTATCATTGAGAACTACAATAAACTGCTTGAACAGATCAGAAAAGCAAAGACCATTGATGATGTGCGTATTCTGGTTGCAAGCACAAGAGATTTTATTTCTGTGTATAAGCGTGTTGATAAGAACATGGTAAATGAAATCTATGAAAAGCTCCAGGGCAAACTTCACGATATGGTTGCTGAAAATGCTTTTGTGTATGACCGTATGAATAACAGGGTTGAGGAAATCCGCAATCGTGGTTAT